GTCAAAACACTAGGCGAAGTCGCAACAGTAGTAACCGATAAAGTGCTACCAGTCTCGGCCACCGAAACGACCAGAGACCCGAACGGTGAAGGAGAAATAGTAAGACTCATTAGGTGGTTACTTGGTCAATTATGTTTAAGCGCATAGTCTCCGAATAGAAGACTGCACCAGCGTTGATAAATTTAATGTCCCATCGAGCAGATCCAAGCGACCAGTCAGCTGACGAGCCAGTGTAACGAACCGTAAATGATAAGCCGTTCTGGGCTTTGGTAATCGTGCAACCATAGACCGAGCCGTCAGTAGTGATAATGTCCGAGGTAATCGTCACATTCGTAATCGTAGCAGGGCCACCAGCGTCAGGGGTGTAAGTGCAAGTTCCGGCGAACGATGTCCCGCGTTTGAAAGTTACTGAAGTGGTTGACATAAAATTGGTGGAATTGGCAGAGGTTAGAGGGGGTAGGGCTTAGAGTTCGCCTTGGGTTACAACATCATAGCCTATCACATCTTCGTTGAGGTCTTTTGTATAACCTGTGAAACCATCAAGAATGCCGTCAACGGTCGTGCTGTTAAATGTTGGCGATGAAGAAGCTGCACCAGCAATGAATGGTGTATAATATAAATTAGGATAATTAGTTATCTGCTCTATATCAAAATTCTCAGTAACTGCGTTCCATTTAATACGCGCTATATTTGCCCTTACCGAAAAAGTATTAGCAAACAAGTAATTAACCGATGGAGTTTCTCCGCCTACTATTTCGGTGTTAATTTCGAAAGTTCTATTTGCACCTGTTCCGCTATTGATTTGTTGTTCAGGCTCATCGCCAATTTTAGAAACACCTAATTGCGGAATGATAAATTCGTATGGGTCAGAATTATCAGGCTCAAATTGAGGGCCCAATATATAAACAAAGACTACATAATCTTCTTCGGTGCTTAGTGTTAAATAACCACCTTGATTTAAGAAGTCGCTGGTTGCGTCTGATCCGTTAGTCCTTGTCGATACGGGGAATAAATTAAACTTATCAATTTGCCAAAATAAAGGAACAACAGAAGAAATATACCCTAAGTCAGATGTTGAATAAGTATAGGGCACTTCGCCCTTAACTATCTTGAGTCTGTATTGATATGTTTCTCCGACTAATACCTTATCAACGAAGCATTGAAATTGATTAACCTTAGTTATCGTAACGGCGTTTGATTCATCGGTCTGAGAATCATTAAAAATGTTTAATGAAAAGCCGTTGTTAGTAGCATTTATACCATAACCAACACCCGGTAAAATTTGATTCATATTAAGCCGGTGGTTGCGCGGGATTATAAATAGCAGGGTGCCAGCCAGGTATACTGAATTTAATCTCGTAGGTAACTTTGTATAAGTCACCGAAACTTTCGATGTTTGCCTGAGTTAATAACAACTGATTATATTCAATAGGTGGATCTGCACTGATTGTTTGAACCCACGGCCCTGTTAAATACGTAGGCATAATATATGGTAGGTTTCCATTCCACGAACCATCACCAGAAGATAAACTGACCATATCAATAAACTTATTAGCCAAAGCATCGCTCGAAACATAGATAATACCGGAGAATGTTTGTTGAGCTGCGAGGTAGGAACTCTTTCCGTAGAAGTAAGGATAACTAGGGTCTACAAAGCCTAAGAATTTACCGCCATCTGAGTTTTCAAAGCACGCACCATTTGAGCCAATATAAGAATTTTGTTTTGTAATCGCTAAAGAGTTACCATTTTTAACTACAGAATTTAAGTCACCATTGTTCTTAATTGCTACCAATGGTCCTAGTTCACTTTGTGTGTAAGGTGGACCACCAGCAATGTTTAGCTCTGGTTGACCTTCATATTCTACGGTGAAATTAGGAATGGTTTCAATCTTCTCGGTAGTTAATCCGCCATTGGTAGTTAATTGTGCATTAGTGCTGTCTCCATCGTTAATGTCTGGGCTGATTCCTACAAACTCACATACCGCAGTCTGAATGCCTAACGCGTCGAATGAAGATGTTTGCTTATGTAGTTTGCAGTAGGAGTATGCTCCCACAGTGAACGGATCACCACGTAGGAATTGAAATCCAGTCGTGTTATCAGTCTTATAGGTTGCGCTGATTGTGTGCAGTCCAAAACCATCGTCGGAAAGTTTCCAACCTGGTTGTAGAATGTTTCCTGATAAAGTATCTCCTTTGTTAATGCGTGCCATAAAATTAGTCGTTATAAATTTCTTGTTTTGTAAAGTCTGTTTGCGTTGCTGCAGGAGCAAGTCGGTCGATGCCGTCTTTAATTCCTTTCAGCGTAGTTAACTGCTCTTCCATCAAAGTGAATTGGGCGTTGTTGCCGACACCGATCACACCGGAAGTCGGGCCGTTGCCCATTGAAGCACCGAGGGAATTTGCGATGGTGTTATCGTTTTTGGCGTTTTTATTTGAAGATTCTGCAATAGCATCGGCTTGTGCCTTAGTAACTTGTGCGACTGCGGGTGCTGGCGAAGAGGTTGATTTTCCATTTTCCCTATCGGCTTTAAGTTTATCAACTGCTTCCTGAACACCTGGTATATTCATTATTGCAGGACCTTTGCCTAAAGGCCCATTTTCAAATGTCTCTGCTACATTTACTATTTTAGCGCCATAAAATCTCTTAAGGTTATTCCACATTTTAGCCAATTTAGTATCTAATTTATCTGCAGCTGCATAGGCTTCTTCAGTATTAGTAACTAAACCTTTGAATATATCAGGATTCTTACCGATAGCTTCTAAGACAGGCAACATATCGTTAGCCACTTTATCGCCAAAGAAAGCCGTTGCGATTGCGAGTTTGCTTGTGTCATTTGTCTGCGTAGCGATGGCTTGGGCTACGCGTTGAAATATATCGATAGATTTAACTTTTCCTGAGCGAACATCATCTTCTGCAAAGCCTAAATTTTTAGTTAACTGTTCCATTTTCTTAGTATCGTTCAATGCGTCCTTCATCATAAAACGAAGTTCACGAATTGCTTTACTTAATACTGATGTTGAAACGCCTGCGTCTTTAGCTGCGAAGGATAGTTTATCAAATTCAACCGCACTAATTCCTGCTTTTCCTGCTTGGTCGGCTATGTCTGCCATTTCTTTAAAACTATCTGTAATTAAATTGATACCCTTATCAAGCAATGCAGCTGCACCGAAAGCACCGATGAACGCACCGGCTATAGCACTCTTAAAATCAAAAGCGTTCTTAAGTTTTTTTGCTAACTTGTCAGCCTCGTTTCCAGCCTTACCCATCACCTCGGCGGCGTTAGACTTACCTACCACATCGAATCCTAATTGTTGATTAGCCATAGCGTGTTCTTATACCTATGACTTTTCGGCAACTCCATCATCGGCTTTAGCATTAGCCTGCCGTTCCTGCTCCATAAATTCCTCCTCCTCCGTAGTCAGGACATTAACTTCTCCGCCTTTAATTTTAATGAACGCGGTCGATAACCAAATGGCCTGACACTCGGGCATATTCCACGCCCTGTCCTCAGTGATGCCGTTACTGATTAGATTGGCGATGACCATAAGAGGCCACCCAATACCGCCGTCTTTAGATCCGCCTTCCTTGTCGGTCTTTTCCCAGAATTTAGGCCAGATAGTTTGATGCGCGTAAGCAGTGAATGTTAAAACAGTCTGGCGAAAGAATTCTTCGTTCCGCTTGAGTTTAGCCAGATACCAATGGTCTAGCCAGGTTAACTCGCCAAAGCGTCTCTCAGAGCAAATCTGAACGGCTAAGACTAGGTCCAGTGGCTCAATGTCCCTATGCGTATTTACTAGCGGGGAATTGATAGCCAGCAGTCGTACCCGATACTTGATGCAGAACGGGTAAACAAAACGACCCAGAAGTTTTAACTCTCCCGGGTCAGTAAATGCAAATAGGAAGCGGTTATCCACCGCGTCAAATTACGGGGCTACGCCTTCGAAGTCAATCGCGGTGACAGCCACTTTTACGAATTCCTTATTACCGCCCTTTTCGTCAATCTTCGTAATCCAACCAGCAAAAGAAACTGAGGGGCTACCAGATGGGTAAGCCGAGTCAGCGTTTAATGTGAAACTGAATGATGCACCAAGTACGGGAAGTGAACCTACTTTGACAATGCCTTCAACGGTGATTTCCGATTTACGGTCATCATAACGACAGGTCTTAGTGATACCGCTTTCGTCTTGTACCATGTCCTCGTTGTTGAACGAAGAAGATACCGAGTAGCTTTGAACGAATAAATTACTTACAGTTCCTGCTACACCATAGAGACAAGTAGTTCCTTTATTTACGGATGCCATATATAATTAAGGGAATTGGCAACGAGGCGATTAGGCGGGTAAAACGACTATGACATCGTATGAGAAAACCGTTGCCCAGGAGCGTTCGTCTACCCCTTCGTCTTCGTTCTGAGGGGTGACATCGTAACAGGTAGCGTCCCCTGAATTAGTGAAGGCGGTTTTAATCCCGGGGAGACTATCGACGGACATCGCACCAGTCAGGCCAGCACATCGTGCGCGGTGATCGGTGAGGGTCGTATCGTCGGCGTTTGAGAAAAGCGTCATACGGACGGAGCATGAATAGTTTCCTAATCCTTCAGGTAAGTCGTTAGGCGTGCGG